TCAGGTTGTTGTAACTCGTCCGCTGGTATGTACGGGCAAGGAGATAGGGTCGCTACCGGGAGAACTTCTCGACAAGATAGCACCCTATCTCCTGCCAATGCAAGAAAACTTCAAGTTTTTTCTTGGTAGAGCCTACTATGGACACTATAATAATGAGGGTAAGATTAAATACGCACCACTAGAGATTATGAGGGGATCAACTTTTCATAATTCTTACATGATACTAGACGAAGCGCAAAACTGCACTTGGGAACAAATTAAAATGTTTATAACAAGGATGGGTCAAGGCAGCAAGGTCATCATAAATGGTGATATTAGACAGACGGATCTAAATAGAAAAAGCGGTCTAGAGGAAATTATAGACAAGCTAGAAGGACTAGAGGGCGTTGGTATATGTAGACTTGGATATAGCGACATCCAAAGAAATGGTATACTAGGAAATATATTAAACAGACTGGAGAATTAATGCCGATATATGACTATGAGTGTAAAGATTGTGGAGCAGAAGTCAGTGACGTGTTTCAAAAGGTCACAGACCCAGAACTAAAGAAATGTAAAGCCTGTGGGACAAATGGGCTTTACAGGATTGTTACTGGTGGACTCCATAGTTTTATGGCAGGAAGCGAAACTATAGGTAGCATCGTAGACAAAAACAATAGGAAGTATAAAAGTCAAATCCAAGAATCTAACGCTAAAAAAGAAGAAGAAAATCCAGCGCCAGAAAAACCTTGGTATCACAAGAAGGGTTCTAAGACAGCAAAAGAAATAAACAAGATGAACGACTCTCAAAAAACAAAATATATAATGGAGGGAAGATGAAATTTATTCAAGCCTACACACATGACGAAGAAATTCCAATCAACATAGAGTACGATATAAACAGGAATGGAGAAACTGTTAAAAACGTAAAAGAAATGGTGTTTGGCAAAGTTGTAGTAGTTGAAGGCAAAACAGAAAAAAGATATTTTGTACTGACATACGACAACCAAATATATGACCCAATGGGGGCTTCTTCAACAAGAGAAGACTTCATTGAAACTAAACTAAAGATGGTATCAAAAGACACTTTTGACTACTACTCTATTTATCTTAAAACTAAAAATTCTATTTATTTAACCAAGGCGAACAGGAGATTTTTGAATGAGTAAAAAAGGACCGCTAGGAAAAGTTGAAAAATTCTACATTGAGAATAATTATGACAAAACTATTGAAGATCTAGCCAAGGATTTAAACAGAGCAAAAAGCGCGGTTAAGGCGTACTGGGAAAAGTGTGAACGAAAATCTAAGAATATTGACGTTACAACAGAAAGTAAAAACCCAACCCATATAGCTTCGCAAATCCCTTCTTCTAGGGGTTCTACTGTTATGACGGAAAACGGATCAATGCTTTCAGATGACTATAACTACAATTCATCAGAAAGAAAAAGGCCAGCATGTACTGTTCCTGTTAGGAGTGGAAATGGATAAGGATAAATGGATAAAAAGTTATAGGACAAATAAGAGTGCCGTTTGGATTAGATGTAAACTAACCAACGGCGAAGAATTTAATTACGATGATTTTAGTGGTTGGCGTACAATAAAAAAGAAGTGCGAAAAAGAAAACCTATTTTTGTCACAATTGTACTTGCAATATCGCTCTCATAAGTGTAAAATAGATGTTAGTGATGCAGAAGCTGTATACCTTGTTAGATCTGTTTTAGGTCAAATGGGAGGTGACACAAAAAACTACTATACAGTAGGAACTTTGATAGATGGAACTGTCTATAAAAAAATGTGGATAGTACCGGAACTAATTGTAGACAAAGAGTATGAAGATGAAATTGAAAACTGTTTTGAAGAAGCAATCATCTATGACAAAACGAAAGAGAACAGAGAAGAGTAAGTATCAACATCAGACGACAGGTGATCACTGCACCTGTGCCGCTTATCTAGCGGAAATGATGTGCCTTCGATTGGCAGAATATAAGAACGAAGGCAATCTAACATATAAGTTCTGGAATAAAAAACCTTGGGATTGGACTTTTAAGCAGCAAATGTTTGCTGCCAACGAGCTGATAAAAACTCACGGAGAAAAAGCTGTTGTAAGAGCAGTTATCAAACAAAAGACTATTTTCTCTCTAAAGAATAGTCGCATTAAACCAGAGATATATAAGCAAAAGAAAATAATTGAGCAAGAAGAAAGCAAACCTAGTCAAGAACTAGAGATAAAGAAAGAAGCAAAGACTAGAAAAAAATCATACGGTAAGTCCAGTAGTTTAAATAAGCTTAGGAAATTAAAAGATGGCAAAAAAGAAGAAGGCAGATAAACTTCCTGACGGAGTTAGAGGAACAATCCAAAAGAAGTATGGAAAAATTATTGAGTCTGGAACAACAGTTCTTGAGCAATTAGGAGAAATGAAGGTACTGAGCGTCTCTCCTGCTATTGACCTAGCTTTAGGTGGAGGTCTCAGAGAGGGGCAGGTTGTTGTTTTGACAGGAGATCCAAAAACCGGAAAGACCACCACCGCATTATATGCCGCAGCTAAGGCTCAATCACAGGGTAAAAAGGTGTACTACCTGAACACTGAGGGTCGATTGACTAAACATAACTTTACTGGGATCAAAGGTCTTGACACTGACGCTATTGAGATCATCCAGTCTACAGATGATAAACCTATGGTTTCTGCCGAGACCTACCTAAACGTCATGGAAAGGTTAATTAAAGAAGAAGAAAACCTATTCTTGATTTGTGACTCTACATCCAACATGGTTCCTCAAGACGAACTAGATGGAGAGATTCGCACAGGTGTTCGCAACGCCCTGCCACGATTACTGTCTATGTTTTTTAAACGTATTAGTGGGGACATGTCTAGAATGAAAGCTATAGGTGTTTTCATCACTCACAATATTGCTAATACAGGTGGATCAAGATTTGCGCCAAACAAAATGGCAGATTGCGGAAATATGCTACAGTTTCAAGCTGGAACAAATATGGTAATTACCCACAGAGGAAAGTGGGAAGTCCCCAAAGAATCAGGCAATCACGTTGGTCAAATTGCTAACTGGATGGTAAAAACTTCTGCTTCTGGAGGAACTCCGCTTACACAGTTTCAAAGTTGGATTCGCTACGGTGTTGGTATCGACGAAGCGCAAGAACTTGCACAGATCGCTACAGAATTTGCATTAATTCAAGCAAAAGGTGCTTGGTATACCTTTTCATCCTTGGTAGAGGATAGAGAACAAAAAGTTGTTAGTGATTGGCTAACGCACAATCACCCCTCTTCTGTCACAGAAGAAGATGTTACGAAAGTATTTAAGTTTCAAGGTATGGAAAAAGTAACTAATTTTCTTAACGAAAACGACTGTTTAAAAGAATATCTGTACAGTCAAGTAAGGGAACTATTCGAGTGAAAGTAAAAGGATTAAACGGTAGAGAGTATAATCTCGATACCAAAAAATATTTAATCAACAATCGGAGTAAGCGTAGCTTCTATCACTTACAAGCTAGGGAGCTTATAGTGGAGCTATTCTACCCTTATCAGGTACTTGAAGAAGTTACGCTTCCCGGTTCTTCTAATAAAAAATCTAAACTAGCTCTTGATTTTATGATTCCATCCTGTATGATGGCTGTAGAAGTCCACGGCGAACAGCACTTTAAGTACACTCCATTCTTTCATAAAAGCAAAGTGGGTTTTGCTCAAGCTAAACGGCGAGACCTAGATAAAAAAGAGTGGTGTAGAATTAACGACATTACTCTTGTAGAGTTACGTTGGGACGAAGACCCAGAATACTGGAGAGAGAAAATTGAACGCAGCAGATAAACTTGAGAATTTCCTTAAAGGAATCGACACTTACATACTAGGTAAACATATTGTAGCAGCAAAACTTGATCCACAATGTATGATGCCAGAGACGTTTGATGTTCCGGCATTGGAAGCACTTACCCAGCAAGAATGTTTTGAGTACGCATACGCATTAATGCAGTACGCAGATCATATTGGGTCAGAGCGAGCCAAGACTCAGAATGTAATTCGTTGGTGTGAAGATTCGCTACAAAAGATTATTGGTCAAGAAATTGAAGATGGCGAATGGAGCAAGTACGAGAAGCATGAAGTCAAGGTTGGTCAAATTTTAAGGAACAACCATATAGCAAATAAAATTAACGAATGGAAAATGACCGCAGAGGGCCGGATGGAGCATTTACAACAAAGAGACTATAACGTTCGCCGCAAGGCTGATATTCTAATGGAAAAAGGGAAAAGAAAATGAATTCAGAAGATATGGCTAATTTTATTGAATCACTTAGCCCAGAGCAAATGTCTCAATTTCAACAGGTGTTTAAAACTATCGGTGATACGATGGACGTAGAAACAAAAGAAGAACCCGAACAAAAAGAAGAGGAAGCGGTTTCCTCAAAACCTCAATCCAGAGTGAGTGAGGATTTTAAAGTTAAACCCAAAGAAAACTCAACTAGGAAAGTACCAGTGAGAGCAAAAGGCAATAAGTGGAAAGATACGGGCGAAAAAAGAGATCCTGATTTTGATCCAGCAGTTTATGAGGCTATGGGCAAATCAGAAAGAGATAGACCAAAAGCTAAAAAAGTTGAGCTAGAGTGTCATGTTTGCGGCAGAACCTTTATGGAATCTCCTAAGTTAGTATATGGTGATTATCATAGATGTAATCGTTGCGGAGGACGATGATGGAATCTAGCCTATTAGATTTAGGCGCTGAGAGAGCAGTTCTTGCTGGTCTGTTCTCTTATGGTCTAGAGTCATACGTTGAAGTAAGCGATATAGTTGATCATAATAGTTTTTGCCATCAAAACAACCAGTTAATATATAAATGTATTGAAAAAATACTATCAAAAGAAAATGACGTTGATCTACCATCTTTATTGTCTGCTGCGGATCAGTTGGGGTTTTCTGAAACTATACAAACAAAACAAGAGCTTGAATACATAAACTCTTTGATGAACTTTCCTGTTAGCAGGGATAATGTTTTTCATTTTGCTGCTCAGGTTAAAAAGTTTGAATTTGCTAGAAAGATCAGAAGCCTTGCCGGTAAAATCGGCAAAGACATAGAGCAAATTAAAGGTGACGAAGATATAGACACAATCGTGGCTATTCTAGAAAATCCTGTTATAGATTTTTTAAGAGAAGAAGATACAGACGAGAAACAAGAACTCCTTTGCGAAAATATTGAAGAATACATAGAGTTCTTACAGGAGAACCAATGCGATCAAATTGGATTGAGTAGTGGTTTTCCAAGATACGACGCCGTTGTGGGAGGCGGCTTGAGGCGCAAATGTGTAGACATGGTTGCAGCAAGACCGGGAGTTGGTAAATCGGTGTGGGGCGACAATGTTGCTCTAGAAAACGCTAGAAAAGGTATTCCTGTTTTAATGCTGGATACAGAGATGAGCAAAGAAGACCATCTGAATAGAATTCTTTCTAATATTAGTGGTGTAACCATCAACGAAATTTCAACAGGCAAGTTTGCAAAAGATCCAGAAAAAATCATAGCACTGAACGCTGCGGTAGAAGAAGTAAAGAATATACCCTACACATACGTTTGTGTAGCTGGCGCTCCGTTTGAAACAATTCTTAACCACATCAAAAGATGGGTTATGAGAGAAGTAAAAACAGACGAAGAAGGTAGAACAAATGACTGCTTAGTGATTTACGACTACTTAAAGTTAATGGCGTCTTCTGGCATATCCAATTCTGTTGCAGAGTTTCAAGCGCTTGGTTTTCAGATTATGGATCTGCATAACTTGACAGTCAAACTAGACATCTCTTGTCAAGCACTATGTCAACTAAACAGAGATGGAATTACAAGAGAAGATACAGGCTCTATGAGTGGCTCTGACAGGATTGTTTGGCTTGTTACATCATTGTCATTCCTTAAAGAAAAATCCGCAGAGGAACTAGCAGAGGACGGCCCAAGAGCAGGTACTCATAAAGTAATCAACCTAAAAGCAAGACATGGACCGGGACTCAAAGGTGGCAATTACATCAACTTCAATATGAAGGGCGAGTGCGCAAGATTTACAGAATTAAGAACAAGAGACGAATTTATAATGACGGGTGATAATGACGCAATTGAAGGCGCAGAGTTACCTTTCGACGAGGAAACAAATGAGTAAATACGAAGCAGAATTTAATGGCGGACCTTCTCATGGAGATATTATACCACTACCTAAATCGCAATCTACTTATAAGGTCACTAAAGTCTATGACAGTGGCTTAATGACAGAATCTACCTACCGGCTAAAGAAAATAGAGGGGGAAAGGTTATTTTATGAACTACAAGAAGAAGTGTTTGTAAAGTATACTAATCACCTTGAAAGAGATGTTAGATGAATGTTCTACCTATAGTAATAGCAACTGTTTGTTATTTTATAGTATTTGTTGGAAATTTAAGACAGAAGGATTGGCCGCACTCACTAATGTGGTTTTCTTATACGTTAGCGAACACGGGACTACTTTGGTATGAATGGAACAAAACAAAAGCTTGATTTAAATAAAGTAAAAGACCTCATAATAGACAATATAGACTTGCTATTAGAAGACTTAGATTTAGAGTATGAGCAAATATCCGATAACATTTTCATGAAATGCCCAATACATGGAGGCGATAACGATAAAGGTTTGTCAATATCTTTGACACAAAAGAACTGGCGATGTTGGACTCGCGGATGTCAAGAAGATTTCGGTACTGATATATTTGGATTTATTCGAGCCGTCAGGGAAGATAGTACGTTTTCTGATACATTGAGATATGTGTGCGGACTTTACAATATCGGCAATGAATACAAATCTACGTCAATTAAACCTAAAGTCAAGAGAAGCGAATTTGATGAAATAGTTAATATATTTAACAACAAAAAAGACAAAACGAAATCAGATTACGTGAGAGACGTAGAGACTTTAAATAATTCGTTTTATTTTGAGAAAAGAGGATTTTTACCTGACACGCTAGAGCATTTTAGAGTACAAGATTGTATAGATAAAAGTTCAAAAATGTGGAATCGCGCGATAATTCCGGTGACTTTCGAGAACGAAGAAGTAGCTTATATTGCTAGAGCAACCAAAAGCTTTATACAGCCCAAGTACTTATTCTCTACAGGGTTTAAGAAATCAGAATACCTTTACAACTACGACAACGCAATAGAAGTAGCTAAAGAAAAACATGCTCTATTTCTCGTAGAAGGACAGGGCGATGTTTGGAGGATGTACGAAGCTGGCGCAAAGAATTGCGTGGGCTTGTTCGGCAAGGATATTTCTGAAACTCAGAAGTCTCTACTAATAAAATCAGGAGTGACAGACT